CCAGAGGTTCGATAATCACAGAACATTCTGTATATTTTATCAGCAGATTTGCGAGCCACAGATTCATTTACAAATCTCCAATGCTTACAAATATCGTCTGTATAAGGGCGAACCAATAGAACTCCTTGTTCACCCCTTCCAATGCGATAAAGGTGGCGATTCTCCGTAAGTGTGAAGTCCAGAAGTTTATAGTCCAGGGCATAATCAAACTCTTTCATTTTACTCCTTCACCTTACAAGATGAAGTACATACTAAATCACCAGAAGATCCAGACACAGTAGAAGTGTGCTGAGGTGTTTTTTCTGGTGTTAGATTATAGGATACAATCGCGGTAAAGAAAAATGCAAGTGCTGGAATCGCAACATATTGTAAATAAGTTTTGCTAGTCACAGGTTTCATCGCTCCACCAATAGCTCAGTTTATCACCAACTGCGGAAATATTCAAGTGGTAGATTTTATCGTCTTGAGTATAGACACCGACCCACAGGCTGCGTTCGTTCATACTTTCCAGGTGAAACATCTTCACATCTTCCAGCACGATCTCATCTGGATTTTGTTCGGGGTGTTTCATTCTTTCGGCATCATCAATACTGTATTGTGTCCAGGGTATGTCTTCGTGCATCATCTCTTTAACCTCTAATTTCATTTCTGGAGTTTGAGTTTTACCCCAAGAACTATCATCTATTGTAAGAACTTCTTTTCCTTTATCATAAAATCTCAATTTACCATCATTCATAAGTTCTCGGATTTTCTCCTTTCCATATTGTGTGAGCTCTTGTTTTTTACTACGAAGTTCTTCAACTTCTTCTTGAGTCAGATTGACCCAGGGCATATCATCGTTCATCGTGGTGGAGGACAATATAAGAAATACTTGTATTCGGCAACTTGGTGCGGTGCATATCTTACCACATCACACTCTTTGTACTTATCAACCACTTCAAATGATGATTCTACTGGTTTACCACCAGAACTAACATTGATGATTACAAGCGTGATTATGATGAATGCAACAAAGACACCACTAGTAGTGAGTACAGCACGAAGAAACTCTTTGAGAGCATACTTATCTTCTTGTGTCATCGTGGTGGGGGCATCGTGAGTGCTTTAGCAGTTGTTTCTTGATACCTCATAAATGTCTTTAATACTGATTTAAGTGTAATCTGTAGTTCCTCTACATTTTCACACTGGTCAATCGTCCTTGACATTTTTTCATACTCAAACATTTTTGCAGGACTATCGAGTTTGATATCATCGGGGTGTGTTTCTGACATGTTATTGTCTCCGTAAAGTTCGTCAAATAAAAAGGACCAAGAGTTCGTCATACCCAACCCGCAAAACTAAAGATATAAGAAAGACCCCACTCTAATGTGTGAGGTGGTAGTTCATCAATGTGCTCAAATGCAAGGCGTCGTGCGTGTAGAATACGCTCCTTACCAATCGCAAGTAGATTGGCTTTGGAACCTTTGAGAAACTCATTAAAATCTTCTGGATTGTTTTGCTTTTGACCTGAAATGTACAAGCGTCGCATTTCAGTCATCAGTTCTTTTGTTTCAGGCGAAAATGTGACTGTGTTTTCACCCACAGGTATTTCCATACGCTTCATACAACCCATAGAAAACTTCATAGCGTCTCTGACTTCATCAACCGTCAGTGTATCATCATCTCCAGCACGATAGGAGTGTTGGATGACACCATTTGTGCATTCAATCACACGCAACAGTGCGAGTTTATCTTTTTCTACATCAGGTAATGCTTCAAATTCTGTTTCCCAATCAATTACTTGTGTCATTTGTCGAAGATACCTCCCTGTTCCCATACCATTTGATGTGCAAGTTTATCTCTCAACTGATTGACAATTTTATCGTCATACTGCTGAAAGTTTCCACGCTTTTCTACTTTTTTGTAATAATGTAGAGCATTAAGAATTATACCATACTCTTCCATCGTTATATCTAGTTTCATTAGAAACCCTTTGTTTTTTTATTTTTCTTTGGCTTTGGTTCTTTATGATCTAGAACCTCAACATGACTTAGAAAATTACCACCACGCTCAAACCACCTACGCTGTACATCTTCATAATTATCAAAGATAACAAATTCGCCAGTGCTCGATACTAATTTATAATCGTGACGAAGGTATGGTTCGTCAGATGTTTGACGGAAATAGCGTGGGTCGGAAGGGTCAATAAGTTGGGTCATTTGCGTTGCTCTGCGGTTTCTTTGCCGATATACTCGGATAGTTCCATAATCTCACTCTGGACAGATTTACCCTCACCAGTTCTAGTAATTGTATCATAAAGATTCGTCATCGCCATAGAAATCAAAATCAGTTGCCTATCAGTTAGATTAAGTTCAGTCATCGTAGTTTCACCTGATACTTATTCATACATCCCACTCTCGATTTTGAGGGTCAAGTAAAACTAATTTCCCTTCTTTGATGTTTTCAGCATAAGAACGGCATTCATTCTCTGTACCTTCAAAGGTATCGATGAATATCTTATGGTCTCCATCATAAGTATATTTTACCAGAGTCCAGTTAGATTGTTCAGTCATTGTTGTGCCTCCTGTCCTTTTTCATATCCCATTTGATATGCAGTTTTTAACCATTCTACCATTATAGTCCAATTTTGTGCATCAAAGTCACTTGCACATCTTTCAGAACGGAGACCGAAGCCTTCCATTTCATAGAACCAATCGTCAAATCCGTTTTCAGTCATTGTAGTGCCTCCACTTCATTAGCAATTTCACGCAAAACCTCAATAGGGTCTTCAAGTTCTCCACAATCGGTGCATAACCGATCAGCAACTTCGTTAATTACAAGGGCAATCAGTTTCTGTCGGTCTCCACTTTTGGGTCGTAGTGTGAGTTCCATTGTGGATTCTAGGATTTGGAGTGCTCTAGTAGTCATTGTTCCTCCAATTCCAATTCAACAGCAAGGTTCAGTATAGCATCCTTGACCCAGTTTTGTCCCCGAATGAAATGATGTTTTTCAATACTGAACTCTCGGTCAGGGTCTGGTTCAATATTGAAACCTTCTACTGCTTCACGGAGAGCAGCAGCAACAGCAGAATTATCATAGTAATATGGACCTGGACCCAACTTACTATAATACTCATTCATTACTTGCCGCGCTCTGGATTTTGTGCTCATTACCATCCTCCCATTCAGTGTGTCCTCAATTCCCAATGTTTGACATAAGTCAACCACGGTTCTTCTTTCTGTTGCATAGTAGCATACCAGTGGCGTCCAAATTCATCCAGAGCATCAAGATGATGAACTCCGTGTTTATCAACACATCGTGTGATATGTTGGAATGTTTGTGGTTTAGTCATAGCACCTCCCATTCAGTTTCCCAGTGGCAATCTTCATTTACATTGACCCAGAAGAAGTATTTCTGATTCTCGCTAGCAAGAAACAGCATACCATCTCCTTTGTCTTGCTCAACAATACAGATAGGATTACCATCCATAGAGTTAGCAAGACGATTCTTAGCTTTGCTGGATTTAGGTTTTACAGTCACTCTTCGCATAATTCAACCTCCCAGTGTGCGTCGGATTTATCACCAAAACGATTTACACCCTCACGGACTGATACCCAAAAGAAGTATTTGCGATTTACTGATGCGAGAAACAACTCCCCGCCAGTGTCCTGCTCCACAACACACACAGGATTACCGTCCATTGTGTTAGCAAGACGATTCTTTGCCTTGCTAGATTTAGGTTTTACAGTCACACGTCGCATTGGTTGTTCTCATCAGTTAGGACAGTTCCCATTGGACCCTTTTCCAGTCGTGCCCACTCTTCTTCTGCCTGTTGCATATCCTCAAACTTCTTTCTCAGGTCTTCACCTAAAGTCAGTTCGAACTCATCAGCAACCTTACGCATATCCTCTTCTCTGCGGTCTTCACCAAATGCAACACCACAAGCACCTTTCATAATGTTGATGTCATCGTGACCCATTGCACGGGCAACAGTTGCGAAGAAACGAAACAGTTGAAGAGTGTTAAGGTCTTCAGCAGGAACCTCAAAAGTGTAATGCTCTTCGGGGAGCATCATATCACAAAACCCACTGCTGTAATGGGTGGAAGTCCATTCAGTATCAAACTTAACCTTGAGAGTTGCTTTGTAAGTCATAGGTCTGTTGCTTATGAGAATATTATAGGGGTAGTTTCACCCCTTTCTGGGGTGAGTGTGCCAGTTCTTCAAGTGTCCTCATCGTTCTGCAAATCTTCAAATAATTGCTTTACATCTTCAAAAGGTATTAGTTTCTCTTCTCCTCTATCAATTCTATCACATAATTCTAATAAGTGCTCAAGAAACTCTTTTGGTAGGCACTCATCCATATTGATACTTGCCCAGAACCATTCATAACATTCTTGATATGCATCGTCTTCTTTCAGTAGAGCATAACCCTCATAGTTTCCACTAATCAGGTCTCTCCACATCTTGAAGTTGTTCCAGATTTCTCTCCATCCTGTCTGAAAACAGTGCCCGAAGTAATACTCAATCCAGTTCAGTGTAGTCGTATTGTTCCTCATCTTCTTTCTTAAAATAATCCCACCTCCAAGTGCGGGAGAGAATATCAATATCTAGTCCAAACTTATATGCCCAGAACAAGACACCAAGAAGACCATTGGATCCTGATGTGACTTGAATATAGGGCCAAGATGGATAATCATTCCAACTCACTGATGCTTGAAGTAGTGACCAGTTCTTAACATTCAGAATCTGAACATAGTGTTCGTGTCCAAAGTCTTCACGATATTTGAGATTAATCAGTTTCATTTTTCTAGTTCCTGTGCTAGTTGTAGCATATCGTTTTTATCTAAAACAATCAAATCATT